GCTCCCGTTCAGGACCTGCCGGTGGTGGAGCCGCCAGTACCGGATCTGGAAGTACCAAAGAAGGCTTCTCAAGGAGTGGTCTATAGACGACTTCCCAATGGAGCTTTGACCACCGACTGATCAAATAACGTTCACGTGAACGATATGCTCGTTGTGTGGATTGGTACGAGCTACTTGAAATTGATGAACAGTGGGAAGCGCTCGAAAAACAACCGGCGCTCGGCCCGATGCGTACCAAAGCCTATTGGGTGGCTCGGAAGCGTCGGGTCGAATATCTGCGCCGCCGCATCCAAGAAGGCACCTACGTGTTGCCGCCTGCCGAGCTAGTAGCCGACGGAATTCTTTATGGTCGGCCCCGGTGGGGAGAGTCGGCTGTCAACGAGTGTGGCAAAGCACTCGATGAGGTTTGCACCGAGTGGCCCAGCTGCACATTGCCATTCCGTTCTCAGGAAAACTGCTTGTAGTGGATGTTTATCCATCCACTTTTGGTCCGAGGGAACCGTCGCCGTCGCTCTTCGTAGTTCAGTCCAGCCCAAATACCTTCGGGGGGGTTGTCGTTGGCGATGTAGGCGAGGCACTCTTTGAGGACCTTGCATTCCCGGCAGATGGCCCGGGCTTCGCTCGCTTTTCGTTCATCGAAGAAGACATCCGAGTTGGAACCAAAGCAGGCTCCACGTTCTTTCCATTCGTTCATCGGGGCAACCTACTATCTACCTACGACGAAATGGTGGATTTGCCTGTGGATAGCGAAAAGTTTCTCAAGGTTGTTGCGGGGTTTCGGCGCTAAGCTAGTGCTCGTGATGGGAGCCTCCCAGCTTCATCACAAGGGGAGGGGGTGTGGATATGCCCCCCACTCTGGTCTTGCCGGACCTAGCCCCCTCCCCACCCTTTTCCTGACCCAAGTCGTATCGTTCAGTCTGATATGCTGCATTGAGCTTCACTAAGCTTCACGTGAAGGAGCGTTCAGCATGGCAGCGACAGTAATTCTCAACCGGTTGACCGGGGCAGGTCCCACCTTGACGCCCATTACGGGCGGCAATACCCGGGCGTCAACTTCGGACAATCCGTATACGACGGAAACCACCAACCCCATTCCAATTCCTACTGGGGCTGACAAGTTTTCTTTCTGGGTTGTCACCCGACCAGAAGTGACGGTGGCACCAACGGGAACCCTCAACAACTTGAAGTGGTACACCGACGGGGCTTCTGGTTTCGGTACTGGAGTTACTTGTAAAGCGGCGGATGCCAGCGTCTACGACCAGGCAACCGGCACTCAGGGGGATACTGGTACCGAATTGACGGTAGCCAATTACGGGAACGGGACTACCGACCTCAATGCTGCACCATTAGAGGTGTTTGCCAACTTCACGTCGGGTTCGCCCTTGTCGGTAGCTGGTTCGACAACTACCACGTCTTCAACTTTCGCTGACATGGTGGTCTATCAGATAATTGTGGCCAATACCGCTTCGGCAGGCACGCTCACTGCTGAAACATTCACTTGGCAGTATGACGAAACGTAGAAGGATGAATGGCCCTTATCGCCTACAACAGGAAGACCATGCTGGAAGCTGACCTGGTGATGTGGGAAGTCGACTATGTGAACGGGTCGACGGTCAAGGAAGCGAACGGGATCAAATACGAGGATCTCAACCGTGCGCAGATCAAGAAGTTTCGTCTGGTCGCTCCCGGTGAGGTTCTGATCGAGGTTGCGACCGGTCCTGTTACGCCGGGAACCAAGTTTGTGTATCGGCGTCGTACCGTGATGGGGCCACAGGGTCGCAAAGTTGTGTTTGTGGTCGGGTTCGCTCCGATGGGACCGATCTGGGTGGTCGACCCGCAATCCAAACATGTGGAAATGGATTCGGGGTTCAAAGATGCTGATGCTCGAAAACGCACTCCTGCTCCTCTTCCCTATGAGGGTATTTCTGAGTTGGAGATGCGTGGGGTAGCCCTCTAGCTGGTCTGGTCCCGATACTCGCTTCTGATAAGCTCTTCCTAAGCTTCACGTGAAGGAATGGTTGACATTTGGCTGCTCCTACCTACGCCACCGATCTGACGACCATTGTTGACTTCGATGGTACGCCGTCGTCGCCCTCTGTGGCTGAGCCTGGCTCTACATGGTTGGCGGGTCGTTCGCCCGCAACAGACACCGACTTCCCGATCCAGTCCACGACCCATGCTTCCCTGACGATGAACACGACCGGGAAAGCAGGCATTCTCTGCACGAACGGCACTACCGGCACTTGGACTTCAGGGAACTACCTGTTCGGGTGGATCATCTGGCTAGCACCTGGGGCTATCGCTGCTGAGGCATCGGGCGGGCTTGTCATGCTCACGGGTTCGGGCATCTCAGACTTCAAGGTGTTCTATGTCGGTGGGAACGTATCGGGCAAGTACCCGTATGGTGGCTGGCAGAACTTCGCTGTCGATCCGACGATGACCGAAGATGAGACTATCGGCACACCAACCGCTTACAACGTTGTGGGTGCCGGAGCGAACGTGTCCACTTCCGTGTCAAAAGGTAACCCGCTCGGGTTCGATGTTTTCCGTTACGGTCGTGGCACGCTGAGGGTAGGTGCCGGTGACGGTACGACCCCCGCCACGTTCACCGGTATGGCCGCTGCCAACGACGCTACGACTGCACGATGGGGTTTGTTCGAGGCGAACCCGGGCGTCTACAAATTCAAAGGCGTGATGCTGCTCGGGTATACCGCTTGTACTTTCGTTGACCAGAACAAGAGCATCGTCATCGACTACACCAAGTACTGTCAGTCGGACTTCAACCAGATCAACATTCAGAATGCTTCCTCGAACATTTCGTGGACGAACATTTCTGTCACTTCGCTGTCTACCGTGTCGTTGGGATCATTTACGGTTACTGACAATCCGACTGTTCTGTTGGACTCTTGCACGTTCACCGATATGGGTGCGTTCACTTTCGGGTCGAACACATCAACTCCTGACAGCACTTTCCGTCGCTGTGGACAGATCACCGCTCCTGGTACAGACATGACCGGCAGCTTGGTGACTGGCTATGTGGGCACTACCGATACTTCGGCGGTGGTCTGGAATGTCGCCACCGATCCCAACGGTTACCTGGATGGCATGACTTTCGTGATGGGGACAACCGCTACTCATGCTATCGAGTTCGGGCTGTCCTCTCCAACCACCATGACGCTTACCGACTGTGTGTTCACGGGGTACGGCGCAGACTCATCCACGAGCGCTGCTCTGCATATCAAACGCACTGCAGGCACAGTGACGATCAACTACACCGGGGTTGTGCCGACTTACAAAAGTGCTGGTGCGACGGTGGTGTTGGTGTCATCGAAAGAAGCGACGTTCACTCCATTGGAGAATGGTTCTGCTTTCACGATTACTCGCAACAGTGACAATGCCGTATTGGAAGATGTGTCCTCGGTTACTGGTGGTGAGGTGGTGTACTCGTATGACGGGGCGTTGGACGGAACCGCCACCACCGTTCACATCATTATCGCTGGCAAGGAACCAATTGATTTTCCTTGGACGGTGGCTGAAGGCACAGTGCCCGTAAGTCAGGTAACCGACCGTATATACTCGAATCCATAGGTAGGAGAAGACCAATATGGCAAAAATTACAGACCCGGATCTTTTGAACTTTGCGACTGAGATTGTGGTCGATTCGACTGGTCCAAAGACCATTCAGCTGATTCCTACCGGGAACCTGTCGAATGCTTCTCCTGGAGCTACGTCCGGTGTGACCGGCCAAGCGGTGTACTCGAAACTCGTGGAAGGTTGGGAATCAACTCTCGCATATAGGCGTCACTCGTTCCCGATCAAGGCGTATACGCCAAACGAGATGGAGTGGATCAACTCTTGGATACCGGATGATGCGACCACTCTTGAAGTGTTGCGAGATGTCGGCTTTATCCAGGTCGATGGTACGCAACAGATGGGCTTGTTCACCCTGGGTGACTTCCCCGATGACACCGATCAGGCGTATTTCGCCCAGTCCGCAGCTTTGGATGCGACGGTCAACAACTTCGTGCATACCGGCGAAATCAATGAAATGGTGGAGATCTTCGGTACGGGCGGCACACCCGATTACAGCTCATACTTGGGTGTGTTCTATCGGACTAGGCCGAACTATTACGACTTTTATGAAGTCGTGTCTGGGTTGCAGCTCTCAGCGTTGACGGCAAAGCGGGAATCAATCCCGTTGGCGTCAATTGCCGATCCGAACATCATCGAGTCGGATGCCACGATTGACGGGGCGACGGAACCGTGGCAGTCCATGACCCTCGACTTTCTAACTGGGGCGTATGGGCTGAAAGGTGCAGCCGGTGGAGCAGAAACGTGGGTTATTTCCCAGACGTATACTGCTGGGGACGCTATTGCGAACAGCTCGGGTCGCTACTTCCGGGTGACGACGGGGGGCACATCGGCGGGGGACGACTCCGACCTGGCTGGCGGTTCCGACACGGGTGTCAGCTACGAGGTGCATCCCGGCGAACGGTTGATCGGTTCGACCTACTACCTGTTCAGTCGGATTATCGCCGGAGCATCCTGCACCCTGTCTGAAGGGTATCAGTGGGGTTGTCGCAAAGAGCGGATTGCTACCGACATCAACGACGACATCAACTTGGATGGGTTCGGAACGGTGAAAGGGCAGCTCTGCCCACATCTGTTCCAAGAAAAGGGTACCGGTTTTGACGGAACGACCCTGAAGCTGGCAGAAGGTGTGATGTTGGACAGTCCTGCTGCGGCAGAAGCCAACAACATCGTGTTCTACCCGCACAGCTTGGATGGGGTATATCCAAACTCTGGTGCTGGGGTGTCGTATCCGTTCACGGTGAACATCCAGGTGTTGATGACCTCGAACTTGACTGGTGGTCGGTTGACCCTGTTCTTCGCTAACGACGATTCAGGATCGAACCTCGGTTACGACTTCGATACTGACAATGCGATTGTGATGCAAGAGGATGACACCACCCCGATAGACCTGGTAATTACGGGCACAGAGATGAACTTCACTTATGACTACGATGTGAACATTCAGCGTGGTGCCGGTTCGGCGGGGACGGTGGTTCCGGTGAAGGCGGTAGCGATCAACGCAGGTTCAACTGAACCGATTGTGGTGGACGGCTCGTTGACCCGGGTCGATAGTGTGGCAATTCGTATCAATGCCGCTGACGACCGGAACTTCAGCAACCCGTAAAGGTAGATGATGGTTGATATCATGGACGACTCTGTTCAGGTGTGGGAACCGCATGTCGGAAGCACCAATGCTGGGGTGCGCCGATTGTGGAGACGGAATCGGAACGCTGCTTATCGGTTGGCGTTTAGGGAAAGTACCGGGGAGGACCACCCTGCGTCGGTGGGAGAAGCACTGAAAGATCTGGAGGTTCTGTTGAAAAAGACGGAACCTCCAGTTGGGATGACATGGAAAGATTTTGGGCACACCTGGGATCTGCACTCTGAGCATCCGTTCACGCCTGTCTTGCGGAAGCAGTCTGTTGACGCCGAGTGGATTCGGCATATGGAAGAAACGAAGCTCGCAGAGTAAGGGACCGAAATGGGTGCCAAGCTCTACGCAGATACGGCCACAAAGACCCTGATCATTACGGCTGCGCCGGATGTCAACGGGTTTGTGACCATCAACGTTCAGGTGGATGTTTGGTCTGATCTGATCGAAGACTGGGACGCCGACGTGAACTTGCGGAAACACACGTTCCCCTTGATAGCTATTGGTGGGCAGACGATCTCAGCTGGGAAGCTCGGAACGACGTATGTGTTGGCCGACCCTTGGCACATGCACCCGTATGAGGCCGATCACGTCTTGAACATCGACGGGAACCTGTTCACCGAGCTGGCCCTCACCCAGTTGGTGGCCCCAACCGTTGGCAACTACACGGTGACGGTCAACCGGAACCTGTCGACGCTGGTTGAAGTAGTCGAGTCGAACACGTCGGGTCTGACCCCAACCGAGTCGGCTGCTCTTCTCCAGATAGCAACCGATCTTGCTTCTGTCGAGGGTGAAGTTACCTTGATGAGTGATGGGGTGTTTGGAGCGAAACGGGTCACCAAATCGACCGATGCGACTGCCGGGGTGCCCGGGTTCATCGAGCTGTGGGACCGCAGCCTGATATACGTTGGGTACAAACAGATTTGGGAAGATGGGGCTAAAACCATCGGATATCGGGAGAAGGGTATCGGTTACGAGACAGAGATCCTGACCGGTACACCGACATGGCCGTAACCCTTTATCCAGGTATGGGTCTTGGGCGGATCGACCGTCCGGTGATCGGGTTCACACTCGGGTATTTCCCTGCTGGGCCTTTGTGGGTGATGCGCACCGAGTCCTGGGAGCCTGCCCTGGCGGCTGCTTCTTCCAGGTTGAACATGGCGGCGTTGTCTCGGGCGGCTGCAACGGCTGCCATGTCGGAGGAACCCGACCTGGTCGTGACTTCTGCTGTGAGGGGTTCTGACACAGTCTCGGCTGAACCAGATCTGGATACTACCACGGTGGGGCCTGCCCGGCAGCGGCCCCTCTAGCTGATATCCTTCACCTGAAGGAGTGTTATGGCACGCAATTACCTCAACAACGTTCCGGCTACCACCCTTAACGGAGCAGTCAACGACTCGACCACCACCTGGACTGTCAGCAGCTCCACGGGTTACCCCGCTACCGATTTCACTGCCAAGTGTGAGTCAGAGGTGGTGCTGGTAACCAACGTGGCTGGTACCACCTGGACAGTCGAACGGGGGTTTGACAACACCACCAATGTTGCTCACGACAGCGGCAAAGAGATCCGGGCGGTTACCACTGCCGACGACCTGGACCGCACCTGGTTACACCTCCCGCTGGCCGGGGGAACGTTGACTGGTCAATTAATACTTGACAGCGGTAGCAACAGTCTCCGTCTTAATGACGCCGATACCGGAAGTGCTTATGCCTCCTTCTATGACGACTCTGTGGGATTAAAAGGGTATATCGGGTGGACCGGCGTGATGGCTGTTGCATCATCAGATGCAAATCTTTACATCCGCGCCCTTAATACTGGTTCTGCTCCTCAAACCATTTATGTGGAAGCGGATGACAACAGCGGTGTGCTTCGGAGCCGCATTACTGTCCAAGGTGATGGCGCTATCACGTTTTATGACAATACCGCCAGTGCAGTTGCCACTATCGAGGCTGGTGGGATCACCTCGGGAGTGCCAGGGTTCATCACGTTCGGCGTGGATGGCACCCTCACTTCGGGTGCTGGCACCCAGCGCTGGTACGCCCCTTACGACCTGACGATCACCCGGGCGACTCTTGCTCTGGGTACGGCCTCGTCGTCGGGCGTGGTCACCGTGGACGTGAACCGTAGTGGCACCACCATTTACACCACCCAGTCAAACCGCCCCGAATGTGCGGCCTCCTCCAACTTTGACGCTTCGGGTACTCCTGATGTGACGGCCATGACCAAAGACACCCACTACCTGACTATCGACTGGGACGCTATCGGTACTGGGGCTGCCGATGCCACGGTCACTGTCGAGTTCGTGAGCGCCTAATGGCCTACGCCGTTCTCGAATCGACTACCGAAACGTCTTTTTCTTCCCAGTCGACCACCCACAACGTTTCGATGCCTTCCACCGTTTATGCAGACGATCTGTTAATAGCTTTTGTTAATCTCAACACCACCTACTTTGATGACGAAGACCCCCCTTCTGTTTCTGGCTGGACCAACCTCGGCTGGACCTGGTTTAACGGGTCGACCCCTCGTGGGGGGTTGTGGGTCAAAAAGGCTGCCGGGACGGAAGGTGGGGGGTCGGTCAACTGGGGGACTACCAGTTCCTGCCGTGGGTACGCCCAGTGCCTGCGGGTTACCGCCTGGGGTGGCACCCTTTCCACAGATGTAGATATTTGTACGGACCCCACTTACGGGGAAAGCAATGTCATCCCAATGCCAGAGGTGGTGGCTGGGTGGGGTTCCGATACCAACCTGTTCTTCGCATTTGCCGGATTCCACGGTAACGACATTGTCACGTATATCCCCACTAACTATTCGGGTCAGGTATCGGGTGATGACAGTTACAGCACGCCCGAGGTGGCCGGAGTTTCGGCTTACCGGGAATACACTGCGGGGTCGGATGACCCAGACTCGCACGATTTGAGCGCCTACCGCCGTTACGGCGGTTGGACTCTTGTGGTAAAACCGGGATCTGCTGGTGGAGCACCTGCTGGCGGTATAAGTGGATGGGGGATTCTCCCAGGATGAAGGAGCGAAGCTCTTCGACCGTAGAACTGTCTCAAATATGCAATCTTTGGACGAACTTCATATGAAGATCTAGGCCGGGGGGCCAGTAATGGCCAACCCCGACCAGAGACTTCCGTTCTCGTTACCTTGGGACCCGTTCGCCCCGATTGGGTCTGTCGAATCTGCTGACCATACCGCCGACGCGCATCTGGTAGGCCGTGCAACTGCTACTCATACGACCGATGCTGTCCTGGTCAAGCAGGTCGCCAAAACTCACACGACAGATGCGGTCCTCCAAGCCACGGAGACCTCATACCACACGACCGATTCGATCCTTCTAGCGACCGAAACCGTCACACACATTTCAGATGCCGTTCTTCAGGCGACCGAAGCTGAAACCCACACGACAGATGCGGTCCTCCAAGCCACCGAAACAACAACACACACCACAGATGCTGTTGTGTTGGCAACCGAAGTGGTTGCCCACCAAACGGATGCGGTGTTGCTACGAACCGAAGTTGTCGGGTGGCCATTCCAGTCAATTATTAACGGTGATGCCGGTCTGGGCGACAACAGTTATTTCACTGGGTTTGTCTATGACGGGGCGGTAGGGCATAACGCTGCCGGATCGTTTAGCTATACAGGGCTAGCTGCTACCCAAGTTGCAGATCAGTGGTTTGAACTTCATCACCCCGATGCCCTGACCACATTTGAATATTGGATCAAGTCTGACGGGCTGACTGCGAATCAACGCCACTACGGGCTGCACGTTGATTACGACGCAGACAGTCTGATCATTCTTCCTCATTTTGTTCAGCACTATTCCGGTACCCAAACAACTTTGGCGGCTGATCTTGATGTAGATGACACCACCATCACCTTGACGGATGCTTCTAACTGGGAAGACGCTTACGTTCATCCAGATCACCGACAAACCATCGGGTTTCATACTTACAGAACTACAGCCGACGACCATCTCTATGACGACTATTCATATACCCGGTACGTCAAACTGTATGTCTGGGGTCAGAGTGCCATCTCGGGGAATGTTATTACGCTTGCTGCTCCCTGGGATTATCCAAACCCGAACCATCCCGACGGTACGTGGCCTGCCGGAACCAAGGTAGCCAACCACTATTCGGGCGGCACGTACAGCTATTTTGCCGGAGCTTATGACCTGACGACTGATACGTGGACGAAATGGGAGGGGACAGTCCAAGGGATAGCCCCGATAGGCACCATTCCCGTCGACAAGTGGCGGCGTGCCACCAAGTACTTCCGGTTCGGGTGGCTGCTCAATTATGGCGGCAGTGCAACTGGCAGCACTGTTTCGTGGATCGATGATGTACGGGCACACGTACCTGGGTGGTCCCATAAAACGGATGCCGTTCTCCAGGCTACCGAAGAGATAACCCACATCGTTGATGGTGTGATCGTTGACCGGTTTGACGAAACGCACACATCAGATGCTGTCCTTCAGGCGACAGAAACGGTCACGCATACGACTGATGCTCAGCTGGTAGTCATAAATACGGCGGCCCATACCACCGATGCAATTCTTCAAGCCAGTGTTGAAGAAACACATATAACTGACGCCCATCTAATTGTCAGAAATCAGATCGTTCATACGAACGATGCAGTTCTGCAGGCCACCGAACAAGTCGTTCACAAC